CTATGAATATTGGGATAAGGAAAGCTGTTGGTTATTCCGACGGAAGAGCGGAGATACCTTGGATGATGGGCTGTTCTACTACAACACTTTCATGGCGCCGGATACTGGCGATTTTTCCGCAGAATATCGGCATGAATTCGGAGAGGTGCCGTTTGTTCCATTCCCGAACAACAACACGAATACGAATGATCTGAAAAACATTAAGCCGCTGATAGACGTATACGACAAGGTCTACAGCGGTTTTATCAATGATTTGGATGATATTCAGGAATTGATAATTGTCCTGTCCGGGTATGGCGGCACGGACCTCAATACGTTTCTGGCAGATCTAAAAAAATACAAGACCATTAAGGTGGACGGTGATGAGGGCAGCAACCCGGGGGTGAGTACACTCAACATTGAGATTCCGATTGAAGCCCGCAACAGCGTGTTAGAAGCCACCAGAAAGGCTATTTTTGAACAGGGGCAGGGATTTGATCCGCAGCCGGAGAACTTTGGAAATCAGAGTGGAGAAGCGCTTAAATTCATGTACTCGCTGCTTGAAATGAAAGCCGGGCTGACGGAGACGGAGTTCCAGCTTGGGTTCGCCCGTCTGGTAAGAGCGATATGCCGCCATGAGGGAATTGATTGCAAGAAAATTATCCAGACATGGACCCGCACTTGTGTAAAAAATGACACGGAGCAGGCACAAATTTGCAAGGATTCGGTTGGGATTGTCAGTAAAAAGACGATTCTTAAAGCGCATCCGCTTGTCGAGGATGTAGACGCTGAATTGAAGCAGTTGGAGAAAGAGGCACAGGAAGCACAGGAGAAGGCAGATGCTTACGCCGGTGCTTTTGATGCATCTAAAAATAGCACTGAAACAGATAGCAATGAGAAAGCAGATGCCGAGCAGTGAAATGAGGTGATTGCATGGGAGAACGGACAAGTGAATACTGGCAGGAGCGCTTCCGGCAGTTGGAAGAATCACAGCATGATACGTCCGTTCAGACCGTGCAGGAGATTGAGCAGGAGTTCCGGCGGGCAGAGCAGGCGCTTGACGGGAAGATAAATGCCTGGTATCAGCGTTTTGCTGCCAACAACGGCATTTCAATGGTGGAAGCCAGACGTTTGCTTAACAGTGACGAACTGGAAGAGTTCCGGTGGGATGTGCAGGATTATATTAAATACGGGCGAGAGAATGGCATAAATCAGCAGTGGGCAAAACAGCTTGAGAACGCATCCGCAAAGGTGCATATCAGCAGATTGGAAGCTCTCAAGGTGCAGACACAGCAGGAAATTGAAAAGCTGTACGGAAATTATTATGATTCCATCGATGAACATATCACAAATCTGTATACATCCGGATATTACCATACCGCATACGAAGTGCAGCGAGGTATCGGTGTTGGTTGGCAGATGCAGAGCTTTAATCCGGAAAAGGTTAATGACATCATACATAAGCCCTGGGCGGTGGATGGACGCAACTTCTCGGACCGCATTTGGACGGATAAAACGAAGCTGATTAACAATATGCACGATTCCTTAACGCGGATGTGCATCACCGGAGAATCGCCGGATAGAGCTATACGGGAAATATCCCAGAACATGAAAGTGAGCAGGTCACAGGCGGCGCGAATTGTTCAGACGGAATCAGCCGCTTTTTCTGCTAAGGCACAGGAAACGTGCTTTTCTGACCTTGGGGTGGAGGAGTTCGAGGTGGTAGAGACATTGGACAGCCACACTTGCCCCACCTGCGGGGAGATGGACGGGAAGCACTTTCCGATGAAAGACTATAAGATTGGTGTTACCGTGCCGCCGTTTCATCCAAATTGCAGGGGGTGTACCTGTCCGTACTTCAATGATGAATTTACCACGGGGGAAAGAGTTGCGCGCGGGGCAGATGGCAAGAAGTATTATGTGCCGGAGAACATGACGTATGAGGAGTGGAAGAAAAATTTTGTTTACACTGATTGGAAAACTGCCGACATAAAGATTCCGAGTGACATTATGAATATTTCTGGAATGACACCAGATTATGCAGATGCTATAGAACGTGTGTATGAAAAAATGAAAAAGGAGTACATTGTAAATTTTCAAAATGTCACGGTTGAAAATTGGGGAGCAAAGAAGCCTGATGTTCCATTCTTTTGCCAGTATTATGAGGAAAATGGGAAACATATGGCGAAATTGGTGGTTAATTCGAGATATGATTTTTCTGGATTTGATGCTATTATAAAGGCAGGGTATGAGTATAAGTATTTTGCGGAAAAGCGTATTGAAGATTATATTGAACATGAGATAGTGCACATATTGACGGGGCAAGATATTGAAAGTGTAGAGGATTTCAACGCATTTTTTGAAGAGGTAAAAGACTTATATGTACCTGGAGTTTCTGGTTATTCGGATGAGGTGCAGAATGGATTTGAAACGCTTGCGGAAGCATATGTTAAGATAAAAAATGGCGAAGATGTTCCAGAAAAAGCAAAAGAATATGTCGATCGATATATAGAAAGGTGGAAACGGTAATGCTTAGAATTCCATACTGTTTATCATGTTCAAATTGCATGCCGGGTATGCGCTGCGACGCATATCCAGATGGTATTCCAACTGAGGTATTACATACAAAGAAAATAGATGGAGAGATATGCAGAGATAATATAGGGTTTAAAAAGAAACAAGATATACCACCAGCCGATAATGGTTAGGTGGTATTTTTATACCCCAAATTAGTAATGACAGGACAACCGGAAATTTATGAACCGAACGGCGCAGAGGTGACGCCAAGTAAGTTCCTCCGGCAGTCCTGTTTTTATATTGTCCGAAAGCCTTATGACGTTTAAACTGCGGCAATTTGCCCTTATGCATGGCATCAAAACTGCATACTGCTTGTGGAGACACCACGCTTAAAAACGGTGCAGGAAAGGAAACTATGGAATTTTTAAAAGACATTTTAGGCGAGGATCTCTATAAGCAGGTGTCAGATACCGTCAATGCCTATAATGGAAAGCCGGAGAATAAGGATAAGCAGGTAAAGCTTGCAGACCTTGGATCTGGTCAGTATGTTGACAAAGGCAAGTATGATACCGCCGTGGCAGAAAAAGAGAATCTTGCCGGTCAGATTAAGACACTCAACACAACTATCGGAGATTTAAAGAAAAATAATGCCGATAACGAGACGTTACGGACCACTATTGCCAATCTGCAGGGAGAACTCAAAAAACAGCAGACTGCAAGCGAGGAGATTGCAAAGACCTATGCGCTGAAAGATTCCCTCACAAAGCAGGGCGTACTTGATCCGGATTATCTGATCTACAAAGCCGGCGGCCTTGAGAAGTTCAACTTTGACAAGGAAGGAAAGCCGATTGGCGTGGAAGAGGTTGTGAAGCCATACAAAGATGATGCGGCTATGGCTCACCTGTTTAAGCAGGAACAGCAGAAACCACCGTACAACCCCAAAGATGGGGGCGCAGGCGGTGTGACGAATCCATTCGCAAAAGACACTTTTAATCTGACCGAACAGGGACGTATGTTAAAAGAAAACCCGGCGCAGGCAAAAGAACTTGCCGCAGCGGCCGGAGTAACACTGTAAGAAAGAGAGGTAACTATTTATGGCAATTACAAAGATTGCAGACGTAATTGTACCGGAGCTTTTTAACCGGTATGTAATCAACAGAACGATGGAGCTGTCCGCGTTCTTCCAGAGCGGAATCGTGGTAAACAGCCCGGAATTTGACGCACTGGCAAGCGAGGCAGCCAGAACACACAATATGCCGTTCTTCGAGGATTTACAGGGAGAATCCGAGGCAATCCTTGAGGATGTGAAGATGACCGCAAAGAAGATCGGTTCCAACAAGGATGTATCCACCACAATCTACAGACAGAATATGTGGGGAGCAAGTAATCTTTCCGCGGCGCTGGCCGGAGCTGATCCGATGAAAGCTATCGGTGATCTGGTGGCATCCTACTGGGCAAGAGATATGCAGAAGGAGCTTATCTCAATTCTTGCCGGAGTGTTCGGCACTACTACTGCGGGGGCAGAGGGAACACCGGCGGCGGAAACCAGAATGGCAGATCATATTCTTGACCTTACCACCGGAAAAACGGATGCGGCAAAGCAGATCAGCGCATCTGCGTTTATTGACGCATGCCAGCTGCTCGGCGACGCGCAGGCGCAGTTATCCGGCGTAGCGATGCACTCGGCGACAAAGTCTTTTCTGAAAAAGCTGAATCTGATCGAGACAGAGCGTGATTCTACGGATGTTGAGTTTGACACCTATCAGGGTAGACGCGTGACCGTGGATGATGGCTGCCCGGTAACTTCCGGTGGCGTGTATACGACATACCTGTTTGGCAATGGTGCGGTAGCTTACGGCAATGGTTCTCCAGTAGGATTTGTTGCTACGGAGGTTGATCGTGACAAGCAGACCGGTGGTGGTATTGATTATCTTATCAACCGTAAGGCGTTCATCCTGCATCCGAGAGGAATTGCGTACACCGGAGCAAAGCGTGAGCATGTGGAGACACCGCTTCGTACAGAGCTTGCAATGGCGGAGAACTGGAAACCGGTATATGAGCCGAAGCAGCTTAGAATTGTAGCAATCAAGCATAAGATCGGTTAGGAGGCGCGGTATGGCAGAGGAAAGCAAGCTGACAGTCGAAAGGCTGTCGGCGCTTCTCGGGATAAGCGACCCGGATGAGACAGTGAAAGTCCACTTGGAGTTTGCGCTTGAAAATGCAGAGGATACGGTAAGAAACTACTGCCATATCGACGAGATTCCGGCAGGGCTGGAAACCACGGTACTGCGCATGGCGATGGATATTTACCGGAATGAGCATATGGGGAGTGCTGATATACCACAGACGGTTTCTTCGGTGCAGATCGGCGATACAACAACTTCTTTTAAGACTTCCGCAGCGGAGTTCTCGGAAAGCCTTATGAAGAATTACAAGCCGGTGCTGAACCGTTACCGGAAGGTGGTGTTTTGATGGATATGGTCAGAATGGCAATTGAAGCCATGTATGAAGATACCTGCACGGTTGTGGAACACCGTAAGACCAAGGAAAAGGGCGTTGTGACATACACGGACACCGTGGTCTTGGAAAATCAGCCGTGCAAGCTGTCGTTTGAGACGATCGCACAGGCAGAAAAGACCGATGCGGCATCTCCGGTAGCGCAGGCGGTAAAGCTGTTTGTTGCGCCGGAGGTGGAAATCAAGAGCGGCTCCAAGATCATCGTGACACACTGTGGCAATTCTACGGAGTACACCAGGAGCGGCGTTCCGGGGATGCACCCGACGCATCAGGAAATTATGCTGGATTTATTTAAGGAGTGGGCTTGATGGGAAATACAAAGGTTGATCTGAAACAATTGGAGGAGTTCCGGGATAGAGTTCAGAAAGCTGCCGATGAGGAACAGCAGAGAGCGTTCATGGAAGCCTGTGCCAAGGAGTTGGCAGCACGATTGCTGGCAAAGGTTATTAAGCGTACTCCGGTAGGGGATTATTCTGGAGAAGCATATGAGTGTAAAGGAAAGGATATGAACTTTACTCATATGGGAAATAAAGTTTCTGGAAAGACAGGCGGAACGCTTAGGCGAGGGTGGACTACGCAGGCAGAAGGAAGTGGTGCGGAAGGATTGGATTCAAAAAGTGCAGTGCAGTTCGTGGACACTTTAAAAGTAAATCATTTCGGTGATACTTATGTGATTGAGGTACGAAACAGCGTAGAGTATGCCAGCTATATTGAGTTTGGGCATAGGAAAGCAAATCATAAGGGCTGGGTGCCTGGACACTACATGCTTACCATGTCCGAGAAAGAAATCCGCGATGCGGCACCAGGGGTTCTTCGGAAAAAGCTCAATAAGTGGTTGAATGAGGTGTTTGCATG